ATCTTTCTAAGAGATTCAACTTGATCTTCTGTAATTATTATTTTCATAAAAATAAATGAAATCCTCCGTTTAGTATCTTTTCAACATTTTGATCATATCTTTTGTTAAACCAATCAATTATCATTTGTTCATTAGGAATAAAATCCATAATTGTTCTATAAATGTCTTCTCTAATATACAAACTTTTTGGATTATTAATTGGTATAATTCTACTTTGTGGATCATCTGAATCCCAATAGGAACTTTTAAATGGTTCTACAACTCTAAAGACCATTTTTTTTAGATCAGGTTTATTTAGATCAGGGGTATAATACCCAACACTAGTTTTATGAACACTTCTATTGTCTCTAATAACCATAGATTCCAAATTATCTAAGTCCAAGTCAGAAAACATTGAGTCAAAGAATTTCTCAATAAGTGTTTCGTTAATAATTCTTTTAATTAGATGATCCATAATTATAAATAGTTTATAAAACAAAAAAACCCCACCTGTGAAGATGGGGGATTTCTAATATATAATTTTTATCTTGTTTCTCTCATTTCATCAACGAATGATTTTAATCTATCCATTGCCATTAATATGTTTCCTGTAATAAACGCCGCTTGTTCTCCGTCACCACTTTCTGCAGTTTGTTGCACTTGGTGAAGACCTCTAATAATTTTTCTATATTCCATATCAAATAACTCAGAAGAGTTTCTATAGTCTTCATTAACAACACGTTTAACAATACGTGATAAATCTTTTTCTGTTAATCTAATTACTTTTTTCATAATATATTCTTTTTTAATAAATATCACATAAAATAAAAAACCCCACTCTTATTAGAAATGGGGTTAGATCTTATTTATTTTTTTTCTTATAAGGTTCAAAATCTGGTTCATAATTATATTTTTTCTGTAAACGACCCATATAATTATTAAACTCTTCGTATTCTTCATCACTTAGATTTTCCATATCTTCATCAAAAGTATTTATAAAATCATAAGCATCACCTTCAAATTCGTCTTTATCTTTTGCTTGAGTGATAATGTCTTTAAATTCTTTCTTTAATTTAGAAAGAGATAATAAATCATGATCACGGTCTGATTCTGATTCTTTAATAACTCGTCTAACAATTCTTGCTAAATCCGATTCTGTAAGTCTAACTATTTTTTTCATAACTTAATTTTTTTTATTTAATTTACTAATAAATATATCGAAAATTAAAAAAAACCATCATTCAAAAAAAAAACAAAAAACCTTTTTTTGTGTGAGTCATTAAATAAGTTATTATATAAAACAAAATAAAACCCGAAGGGTTCGGTCGAAAAAATTCCGACGAAGTCGGGTTTTGGTTTCCGGCCCCCCACAAAAAGGAAGAAAATTAAAATTTAATCTTAGATTTTATTGCATCAAGACCATTTCCTTTAGCCTCAACCCATTTGTTTTGACCTTTTTTAGAGTAATAGTATTTTCCCCCACTTAATTTATAATCATATGAGTCATCATGAGTGGTGTTGATCTTTTCACCTTGATTTTGTTGTGGGGATTGACCTTGTTGTTGGTTTGGTTTAGGCAAAACATTTTTATAGGATTCCAATGATGAAATGACTGTTGTTAAAAACTTTTTTTGGTTTTCAGTCATTTGACCATTATAAGTTTTAAGTTGGTTTAAAAATTCATCAAACTTTCCACTTTGACTTATTTTCCCAACAGAATCTTTAAAATTATTCATTTGACTTGCGTAAAACTTATGGTAGTATGCTCGAGTAGGTTCATCTAAATTATCATTAAATACTTCCAAACTAGAAGCTTCTTCTTCAGGTATCCCATAAATAGTTGCTATATCTTTTGTAAACTGTGATAGGGGGGTTTGAGTGTTAGGTTTAGAAGATAATTGTTTTGCCAAAGTAGTTATGTTTTGAACCTCTTTTTTTATATCTTGTGCAGGATCTACGGGTTCTTCACTAATAAGATTATACATATTAAGTATTCTACTTCTTTCCTCTTCTGAAATGATAAATTTATTCATATTAATAAATATATTATAAAACAAAAAACCCCCTCTTTTATGAAAAACTTAAGTCATCCCACTTATGTTCAAAATGGGGATAATACTTCATAAAGTTAATGTGTTTATTAATAAGATCTCTTGCCCCCCAACAAAAAACGGTGGTAAACAAAATAAACATAAAAATGGATTGATCGTTGAATGATTTAATTGAAAGGTTGATAAAGATTAAACCCCAAAAAATGTCATATAGAAAACGACAATAATATGTGATAAGATTTTTCATATAACAAAGATAATATAAGTTCCCAGTTTTCTCAAATTTTTTCTGGAAATTTTTTTTTCAGTATTTGACTATAATTGAAATGGGGGGGTCGTGTTTTAGACCGACACGAAGTGGAGTGTTTTAGAAATCCTCTTCTTTGAAATAGAGATCAATAATATTCGAAAACCTTAAACCCATTTCATCGATTCCAAGCATCTCGGGGATTTCACCATCAACATAGTCGAATCCATTCTCATCAATAAAAAATTCAAACCCCCTGTCTTGATAAAGATATTTTATACCATCAAGTTCAAAAAGATACATAGGTCCAAAATTGTTTAAATAACGTCTAATTGAATCAGAACTAATACCATAATCAAATTCCATTGGTACATCATATGTTGAGGTTACTTGTTGAATACCATTTGTAAAATCAATACCCAACTTGTTTTTTAAAAACTTTTTGTTTTTTTCTAACATAGAGTCATTTTCACTAATCACTCGTTTAACGATGTTAGTTAATTGTGATTCACTAATTTGACTTACAGCGTCATAATCCCCCGAAACAATTTGGATTGGGAAGGAGTCCGTTTTACCGTTTGGAAAAACTGATTTAACTGAAAAATATGCGGTAACATTATCTGAATATATAAGAGGGTCACCGGTTAGATGAGGAAAAAACATATCGTGAATAAAGCTTATTTCATCAAATAACTCAAACTGTGTCACCATTCGAATTTTTTGATAGTTTTTAAAATAAACCGATACAATTAATAGTGGTTTACTCTCTTCACCTCTCCACCCACCTGCGTCGGCGGTAGAACTTAATTTAACATCAATTTTAGATACCCAATCAAATTTTTCTGTTAGTTTATTTAAAAGTTTTGAATATGTTTTATATTTTTTTTCTGTCATGGAGTTATTTTCACTAATCACTCGTTTAACGATGTTAGTTAATTGTTCGTACTGATCTTCAGTTATAATGATTTTCATATAATAATAAATATATGATAAAACAAAAAACCCCACCTGTTGAAGATGAGGTTATAAAAACAAATTGGTTTATTATTAATAAAGTTGAAACACATTTGTTCCATCCGTCGAATCCACCGCAATGTACCCAACATTCTCCACGGTATAAATATATAGTGGTGGATATACTACCGAATAAAGTGGAGCTCTTAACAACACAACGGACCAACGACCAGTGTATCCAGCATTGATTAAACATTGTTCAGATTCTTCTTGTGTCATTTGAAGTGGGGGGTGAATAACCAAGTCATCCAAATAAGGACTATCAACAGTTTGAACTGATACTTTCCCGTGACTTGTACAATTAACCATAATTGTTGCATACTCATCGTTTCCTCTAAAGATACAATGAATAAAACTTAAATCATTTGGTGATGATCCTTGATAAAGTTTTGCCATTTTTGTCATACCAAGAGCAGTTTCCCAACACTTGTTTAACATTTCATTAAAATTTAATTTTTTCATAGTAATAATAGTTTATATTAAATACTCAATTTTTTTTAAAAATTTTTTTTTTAGTATTAGGGGTCTATTTGAAAAGGGGGTCATGTTTATGGAAAACAAAAAACCCCACTTTAATGGAGGGGATTTAAAATTCTAACAATACTGTGTTTTTATTTTCTTTTTTAAACATATTAATTTAGAGTTATCGATATCAGGATATATTCCTTTAATGTAATTGGTTTGGTCTTTATTACAATAATATGGTCTTATGTCAACACTAGTATTTTCATTTGCGGCATCCTCTAATTTTTCATACACAACTTTCCATTCTGCATCACAATTTACCGATGGATCAGGAGTTTGTTTTGTAGTGATTGTTAATGAATTAAATCCGTCACCTGCAATAGAAACTGTAATAGTTGAATTGTCAGGTAATGGTCCAATATTGAATCTCCCAAAATATTTGGTATCCACAGAATCAGGACCTCTATTAGCCCAAGAATTTGTTACTGTCTTACCGTCTGAAGTTTTTGCATTAACAGTAACCTTCATAGCGTTACCTGATTTATTATCAAACCAATAACTAAATGCGATATATTGAGTTTGGGGGTTAAGTGATAAGTCATTCCCCGAAAAGTCGTATCTCTTTGATTCGGATTTTCCACCATTGTAAGAATTGATTACAGAACTAATGTTACTTTCAGGAGAATAGGCAATCGAATAAAACCCATTATAATCTTTGTATTTAACATCCGCTTGAGGTGACGGTGTTCCCCCACCTATACTCATGGGTGTTACTTGTTCCATTAAGTACATACCTCTAATGGATCTTCTTTCTTCTTCAGTTATAGTAAATTTCATAATATATTCTTTAGTAATAAATATACCCCCTATATAGAAAAAGGGGAATAGTTCCAATTTTTTCCCAAAAATTTTTCTAGAATTTTTTTTACGAATACTTGATAAAGGGGATTGAATCCCCCTTTCCCCTGTCAAAAAGTCATATATGGGGGGAATACGGTAGGGGGGAGGGGGCTAATAACGACATAGGCCCCCATGCCAAGATAGAAGGGAGGGAGTAGTTTGTTAATAAATAAAAAGATTATTATTTATTTGGGGGTGTCAAATATATTCCTTATCTTTGTGTTGGTGCTTTATAAAACTATAAAGCATAAAAAAATTCCCCACCTATTAGAAGAAGATTAGATTAAAAAACCCCTCGTTAGAAGTTCGTATGTCTTATTTGTTTTAAACCTCATCTTAATCTTTACATGTCACTTGGATCATTGATTAACTAATTCCCAACTGTGGGGAAAATAAAGTTCTACTATAAATATATTAATAGTTTAAAAAAGATCAATGATTTATTTGTTTATGTCAAATATATTTCTTATCTTTGTATTGACGGTTGAGGGATCAGAGTCGGGCTGGGGGAGCAACACCTCTTGGAGTGTAGACTCCGACCTGCTTTATATTATATATAAAGATTCCCCAATCTTTAATTTGATTATATAAAATATTATTCTTATATTTATTATTATGTCTGATATACTTTATTACTTGGGGCTAATTGTGGCCATATGTCTTGTCCCCATATTTTCGTTTATTATTATATCCATTATATTGGTGAAACGTTTCCCCAACCTTAAAGTATCAAGTTGGATTAAAAAACATATCATCACCGATCAAGATTTTGAACCCTGAGTAGTGAGTGTCAAAGACCGACACGCCAGTGGAGTGATCTCAATCAACGAGCGAGACTTTGAACTCGTGAGAGTGAATGGTCTCTAATTAACTTATTCACATCTTGTAAATCTTTATCTGACAGTGGGGAGTTGGAATGTATATACTCTATTACATCCCCCATATCTGTGTTGATTAGTAACCAAGCTTTTTGTTTGAATCTTTTAACAGTCCCGACCATTGGGGAGGCGTTATTTACCTCAATAATTCTATATTCACAGTAACCCGTCAATGTGTCATGTCTATAATTGACCATTATAGAACCATTATTTTCACTTACAGTTGTTTCGAATTTGTCTATTAGTTGTATCATAAGGGGGAATTGTTAATAAATAAATATGTTAAAAAACTTGATTATGTCAAAATGTCAGTGTCAGTCGCTTCACAACACAATCCCCTCCCCCACTTTTATACCACAAACTCCCACAATTCATTACCACTTTCTACCACCACTATTGGTCCTGTTGCTATGGTAAGAGTAAAAAAAACCCCTCTCTTGACCCCTACAGGACCACTTTTTTAGGTAGTTATATTTTCCAGCTAAAAAGGTGTAGTTATAGAACAATGTGCGTGGACAGTCCTTTAGGACGTTAGAATGGTATATTATATACAACTTCAACGACCCTTTAGGTGACCAACTTAACATTTGACCCCGTAAATATAGACACACTTTATAGACATGTAAACCTATGTTTAGTTCTTTCATTTTAATAAATTAACCGAAGGTTATATCAATAAATGAACCTCATCCATATACTAAATGATCTACTAAATTTGGTGGTAGAAAGTGGTACACTTATCTAAAATGTTTACTCATCTGATCACTAAATGTCTATCTTATTTCTGTCACTCCACTGCGTGTCGGTCTCCGACACTTATAAATGGGGTCTTGTAATGAATGGGGGAATTGTACCCTATTGGGTATGATTGTTTACTAAAGGTATTATTTTGTACCCTATCGGGTATGATTGTTTACTAAAGGTATTATTTTGTACCCTATCGGGTACAATATTATAATGTATAGAAAAATGAATTATTTATACATGAGAACCTCATCGTGTTAATGTAATATACATTACAGTAATGACCATTACAATACTGTTTAGAATATGTGGTAATTAATGGGACATATCCTATATAGAAATGTAAGAGTGTAGGATAAATTTATGAGGTGAATTCTGAAACGGAGTGTAACGTAGTGGAGGACTATGAACCGAATGAATTGATCGTATACTCTTAATCAATCTAAGGTTTCCCACCATTCTGTTATTCTATCTTTAAAGTATTTTTTTACATTTGAAAACTCTTCATCATACCACGATCCCTTTATTGTTGGGTACATTAAATGTGATACTGAATTTAATAATAACTCAACAACTTCCTTTGTAAAAAAATGTAATTTGTAATCATCATCTAACACAGGTAGATATCTATAATATTTTTTTGTTGCTTGTTTTAATGCGTGACCAAAAGACTCCTCTAACTTCTCCATAGGAACTCTTCTAAGGAATCTTGGGCTAAGTCCCACCTCTTCCCTTAATATTGTTCTTATTTGTTCTTGTAGGTTCATGTTAATAAATATTCCCCATCTTTACAAACGGAGGATCAAATTATTTGTTCTTGTAGGTTCATATCTAATAAATATTTATCAAGGTGTTTGTTGAAGTCCTAAATCTAAATAGTCCATACGGTTATCGTAGATTCTTGGGTTTTGTGTTAAAACACCATATATATCTTTCAAAATATTAAATAACTCTTCTTTCCAAAGGTCGTAATCAGAGTCTGTCATATCAGAAATAAAATGTCTTGGGTTCACAGGATATGTTCCTCCACCATTAAGATTAGTTTTTATTAAATTTATTATATTACCATAAACATAAATTTCAATCTCAATAGAAAAACAAGTTATTGAAGTTCTTTCATAGTCAAAGTTAAATATATAACGACTATCTTCTCCTGTAAATTTAATTTGTTGAATTTGTTTTCCATGTCTATTAATTTCTTTTCTATCTTGTTTTGATATATAACAACCATTTGGAATGTTTTCCATCCATGAAGAATTATGACGGTATTTGAGATAGTTTGTGTTAGTTATTTCACAAAATGATTCAAACTCATCATATAAAACTTCATTTAATAAAGCTTTTCCATATGAATAATCATTTGGGTTGTCAACTTCCCATTCTATTCTTTCTCCTGTCCATTTTGGAACTAAATAAATTCCTTTAAATTCTATTGGTTCTTCGTTTAAATAATTGTAATAATAATGCTTTACAGGGTCGTTTTTAAGACTGTTTTTTTCTTCGTTTAAAACTCTTTTGATATGTTGTCTGATACTTGTCATACAAAATATAACTTTAATTGTCCTAATCTTATAGTATCTATAATTGAGTAATTACCCACTGATGATACTATAACTTCCATTTGGTCGTTTAGATCATCAAGTTCTCCTTTTCCTACGATATCACCTAGTCTAACAGGATCTTCTTCTTCCCATCCACTATTTGAAGGGAAAGGTTTATATTCATAATATTCTCTCCATTGTTTTGCTCCCCACTCTTCATCTACTTTTAATTCTCCGTAAATTGTTAATGTGTTGGAAAATTCAGAATAACTAATATTATCTATTTCTATTTCTTTAAACCAAGAAAAACTCTTTGGTATAATTTTATTTATCACAGTTTCTATATCAGAATAATCTTCTTTTGAAGTTTTGGATTCTTTTAATGTTTTACTTTTTTTTTTAACACAATTGGGGTATCTCTTACCAAACATTGTCTTCATACCTTTTTGAGTATATCCTTTCCAACACTTTTCTGTTAGTTCTTCTTCTTTCATTTCTTGAGTCTTTCTCTTGGATGCTTCTTTTTTAGACTCAATGTATTCAAATGCGGTTCTTAATCTTTTCTTTACTTCAGGGTCTTTTGCTCTTTCTAACGCCACTCTTAATCTCTGATGTATAAGATTAATAATTTGTGATTGTCTGGCGTGTGATTTGGATTTAAAACTATCTTTGTTTAGAGTATCAATAACATCTTGTTTTGTTTTAAACTTAACGGACACCGTATCACTTGGATTTTCATCTGTATATAATCTTCTTTCAGAACCCTTTGGTTTTTTACCAGTTCCGACCTTTGGGTCACTTTCATTAATTACTTTTTTTATTACTTTTTTTATTTGTTCTTCCAAACTTAATAAATCATCTATATCTATGTTTTTTAAATTGTCAGGAAGATCATTAACTTTTTTACTATATTCGGCATATTCTGAATCAGACTTTTCTTGTTCTTTTTCACGGTCTATTCTTTCTTTCTCTCTTTGTTTTAATTCATTACTAGCGATTTTTTCTTCTTCTTTTGACATCTCATCTTTATCAACAGTTTCAATACCCTTAGTATCTATCTTATCAATAACCCTGATCGCAGATTTTGGAATCGGTTTATCAGTATAGATAGCACCATAGTCTGCCATTGCTTGAGGATCTTTGAAAAAATTATAATTTGGTATTTGTGTCAAATCGATTTCTAACACATAGTAATTTTTTATCTGCTCTTGTCTTTCTTTACTTAAAGAATTCCATAATGTCCAAACTATATCTTTGTGTTTGTCTTGATTTCGATATAAATAAACCCTATCAGGATGGTTAGATAATTTACTTTCAGATTTAGGTATAAGACCTTCTTGATTTATTTTATTAAAAAAAATGTCAGGTGTTACATGATAAGCTTTGGTTTGAGTAATTTTGATCTCATCAGGCGAATGTGCCTCGTAAGTAATTTGAACATCGTCCTCACCTAAATAATCTTTAAAATTTTGTGAATATATACGTCCTTTCATACCTGAAAACCCAATATTGGCAGGAAACCAACCTTTCTCATCCATGAACTCATTTATCTTATCTAAAATTTCTTGATCTAAATTGTCAACAATTATGTCAAAACTAGAATCAGAACCAAATACTCTATTAACAAATTCAACTCTATCACCATTATCTGTATTGGAATTACCCAACATATCTATTAGTTCAGATTGAATTGTCTTTATGTCTTCAGACGATGTATTGTGTAATTCTTCTTTGATTACCCCCATCATTTCTTGTATTCTTGATATTTGTTCTTGTAGATTCATATCAAATAAATATCTAAGAAACTTTAAATTCGCAGTTGATATAAAAATCAAATGGGAACATATTTGACATATCTTCCTCTAATTGTTTTAGTATATTTAAATCTCTACCTTTTCTTCCAAAAAACCTATGTGCCTTTTGGGCTGTATCACAACAAACAGTTATAAATATAATATGTTTCTTATCACTATATCTGAATTTCAAATTATCATAATCATGTGGAATGATCAGTTTGAAATAGTCTAATATTAGTTTATCTAATTTATTTTCCATGCTCCGTATTTATATTCTTTAACTAATGGTGTAGTGTAGATCTTAGGGTAATTGATATACCCCACCATTAATTCGATTTTAAGATTTGGGAGATATCTCTTTAATTGAACTCTAATCCATCTAATATCATTTTCATTATTCCACGCAGCATTTGTGTATCTTACCGTGCTTTCTTTGAGGTCTTGGGTAACAACAATACGATACGACCCATCTTCCTGTAAGGTAATGTCTAACGGGAGGTTAACCTCATCAATAAGGGATTCAATATATTTGGATAAGTCTTTCATGATATATATTCAATTCGGACATTAATAAGATATTTTATACTATCGTTTAAGAAGTAAGTATTCATTATACTTGATACCAATTCTTTAATAATTTTTTTGACAAAGTCAATTTCATATCTAAGATCTCTAAGGTATATGTCAATAACATAAATTTTTCCGTTGTAATAGACTCTGTAATCAGCACCTAAATCTGTATCTTCGAGAAGACTTGATATATATTTGGATAAATCTTTCATTAACGCTAAGATAAAAAAAATCCCCCAATTTCACAAGTGGAGGATCAAATTATTTTATGGTGTTTTAAGTTCATATTCGTTATATTCATAACTAATCATACAGTTGTCCCAATCTAAATTCAGGTAGTCTCTTAAACCATTCATAAGATCGTGCCTATCAATACCTTTGTTGATTGTCGCCCATAATCCATCAGTTGGTTTTAAATCAACCACAATACGAACCTCATATCTTTTTGGTGAGTTAGTCACTTGGACCTCGATATCATCTCTATGTGAAAGATGATTATATACATATTGTTCTATTACTTTTGAAATGTCTTTTACCATTAATGGCAAATATAATAAAATTATTTGACTAATCCCGATAACCATTTTGAATTGTTTCCATCATCCAAGAAATGATTGATAGTAACTCGTCATTAGTTAGGTTGTTAATTGTTGTTAGATATTGGTCTTTTTGTTCTCTATGCCCATATTCATCAAGATGATATTCCCACATTTCAATGGCAATAGAATCAGCATCATGTACTAATATGTCCTCAACATATTTGGTATCACTTAATGGTATTTGAACATTAAAAATAGAACCATAATTTTCATCATATCCGCCACCATGTTCTAAAACAAATTCTCTAATATATTGTTTTAATAGTTCTTTGGGATTATCTATATGTTTTAACAATGATCTAACTTGATTGAAGTCTAATCCTGTCATTTCAATAAAGTCATATAGTCCGTCTTTCTCTAATAGTTTGATTAAAGATTTTTCTTTAATTGAAGATTCATTTAGAGGTTTCCACTTACAATTTGGTGATGCATATGAACCAACATAAAAATTATCTATTGGGAGATAATCTTTGATTGTTTCTTTAATATCTCGTCTTAATTTACTAACATAATGACTCATACCAATAACAGCAAAAAACTTCTCATTCAATTCTTCCGTTCCCATATTTAAATCAATAAGATACATGTCATCTTCTTCATTATACAAAACTCTAATATCACAAACACAATCTTCGTCTTTGAATGGTTCTACAAGATCTTTAATAATATTCAAATACTTTGGTTGTTTTTCTTCTGATTCATTTATATCTCTATCGAAATGTATGTAATATTTGAAGTCCATAGGAAATACCTCCAAGTCTTCCATAACTTGTTTCCCAACTCTTTTAATAACAGAGTTAATTCCTCCACCCAATTTAATCGAGTCTTGAACATTAAAGAATATATTAACAATAACATCATCGTGTGTGTCATCATAATACACAGTAAATTTTTTAACACTTGGATATTCGTTGGAGTTTAAATAATCTTCTATTTTTTGAACTAACTTATTAAACTTTCTTTCTTGTTTAGATTCGTCAGATTCGTTTATAACATTACCTTCATCGTCATAGTCTATTTTTTGAACATCAATAAAAAAGTCTGCATTCTTATATTTCCAATCCCAACCTGCTGCCCACCATGGAGATAAAATAATACCATCTCCTGTCATTTCTTTAATCTCATCTTGTATTCTATGTGAAAACCAATTATCGTAGTTTGCCGCAGTATCTTCCACATCATGATAGATTTTGATAAGTGGTTTTCCTTCATAATTTGTATCAACTTCAATAAATTCAACCTCATCGAAAAGACTATAAATCATTTCTTTTACTAACTTAAGTTTTTTGTCTTCTGATTTATTTTCTGATTCCATCAGTTTATCATCGTAGTTAAAGAAATTTGTATCTTTACCTGAACCTTCATAGATAAGTTTGATTGCCTCTTTAGGTATGTCTTGAAAGGTTACTATATGTTTTGACCTTGATTCATAATGTCTATCTTTATACCACTTAACATTTGGTATTTTTGTTGTGTCAATCTCCCAAACATCGTCGTCATATGTTGAATCAAACCAAGCCCTTTTGTTTGATGAGTTGGTTGCAAATATGGCAGGAATACATTTTTCACCATATCCTGCATATATTTTATAACATTCACCAGCACGAACTTTTAATCCCTGTTCTTCAATTTTATTTCTAAACATAGGATTTGATTGATGATAAACTTTTTCTTTTGGTGTTATTTCTTTTCCTGCTGGACTATATTCTTTGTCTTCTGTTTTACTTTCTCTTAGATAAATATTTTCTTTATCGTCACACTTTGGTGTTTGTTCTCCACGAACACCAATTACTACTCCAGTATAGTTTGCAATTTCTTTTGAAATGTCCTCTAAAACATCTAAATACATTTGTCTTATACCTTGTGTCATGGGCCAAAGTTTTGTTCCGTAACCACCAATAAATAAAACTGTAACTTCAGGTATATTAAAAACTTTGTTTAATGTTATTTCATAAGAACAAATAAGATGATTATATTCAGGAAGTATCATATCTTCCATAATCATTTTTACTATTTTGAAAAGTTTTTTTACATCCCTTTCACTTTCGTTTAAACTTTCAGACTCACCATAAAGTTTATTATGGATGTTTTTAACTTCAAAGTCCTCGTTACTAAAATCATAACCATAATCTATCGAATTAATGTCTTGACCATTTATTTCTGCAACCGTAAGGTAATTTGTATTGAATATCCTACCATCATTAAATTTACTTTCGAACCCACTATGTTGTGCCTCATCCACTAAATACTTAATCATCTCTTTGAAAACTTCGTTTTCTTCGGATGTTAATTTGTTTTCATCATATAAAACATTTATTTCGGGCCAGTGGTTAGTGTTATGAACATTACTACGTCTACCAATTATTTCATACTCTAAAGGAAATTCCAAATATCCTACATAATAAAAAGTAACTATTCCTGTTAGTTTCTCAAATAAAGAACTAAATTCGGGATCTCCTTTGAATATTCTTTTAAGGTTTTCTAACCCTCCAACCATATCAATAGCATCAAAGATACCATTATCTTCGATAACTTGTTTCAACTCATGTTGAAGTCTATTTTCTTTTAAGATATGTCTAATCAGTTCTCTCATTTTTATTATCCTCTTAATCTATCATATTCATCATTACGAAGTTTTTCTAAATATGTTTTTTCAATCCATCCTGGACTTTCTTCTTCTTGTTTCATTATATCATCTCTTTTGAAAAGTGTGGTTTTAAGAATATGTTCTATCATATCCTCCTCAGTCACATCATCAGGTTTTGTCATTGGTGGAACACAAATTTGAGCGTCTCTATTATCTATTTTAAATTCAGAAATATAAATGTCATTTCTACTCATCTTACTTTGAATTTCACCTAAATAAGTGTCTTCAAACCATTCTTCAAAAAGGTATTTTAAGTAACTTGCTCTTACAGGAATATCAGACATCAACTCTTTAAATATGTCATTTGGAATATAAAGTGAACCTGAATCAAAATCTCTTTCTTCAGTTTTTCTTCTGTCGTCATATATATCACTATTATCTTCAAAAAATAATATAAGACTCATTATTTCTCTACCATTTTTACAAAATTCAAAGTCATGTCTTGTTTCCCAAGATTTACTGTAATACATTTTTACACCATCAAAATAGTCGTTTAACCATCTATAAACAAGTTGTTCTACCTTTGGTGTAGGTTTAGAATATTTTCTAGTAACCTCATCTTCTAATATTAATTTAATTAAATTTCTCATCTAAATTTAAATCTATCTGGATCTAATGTTTTTATATCGTTAAATTCATCTTTGGCCGTTAAATGCTCAGGAAGCATTTCATAAATGTCATTTAATTCTTGTTTTAGTTTTTTATAATCTTCAAACATTTCGTCACTTGTCATTTCATTTCTAATATTTAATATTGAAACAGCATATGGATAATCTTCGTTAGATAATTCATTTTTGTTTCTTTTGTGATAGTCGCTTAAGTCACTATTATAAAATTCTTTTAGTTTTTCTATATCACAAATAATATTAATATCAATTGAAAAATTACCATAAATACCTAATTCCCATCCAATGATAAATGGATAAGATTTTTTTAGAATTTTTATAGCAAGATTAATTCCTTTGTTTAAAGTTTCAGAATCATCCGTTTCTTCTTTTAATATTTGTCTAATCAAATCTTTCATCACATTACTTTATCTAAAAACCTTTTAATAGTTCTAACTATTTTTTGTCTATATGGATCATTCTCATTTGAAAAATTATTAATAGGTTCAATAATCTCATAATCATTTAAAATATTTATAATTTCCAAAATATTACTTTTTTTACTTCTCCAAGTAGATAGTTGATAATAATCACCTCCGATCTCTAAGTATAAGTTTTTAAATTTTAAATTTTCACCTAAATCCAATTCTTTTATTTTATATCTTCTCAAAAGAAAATTCAAAACATTTTGGTCAATTTCCTCAGTTTCTTCTTTTAATATATGTCTAATTAACTCTTTCATTATGCGTCGTATTCGTCTTGAAATATTATAAATTCTAATGTTATCATAAATGGATCATCACCATCAGTCCGCCATTTCATACCAATTGGCATGCAACTCAATGTCCAATCATTGTCAGGTCCTCTTTTAATTAAACCACCTTTTTTAGTAAAAGTAAATTGTCTATTAATTTCATAAACTTCGTCTTCTAAAAGATCAATTCGTCTTCCAAGAGCGCCAAAATCATGGTCTTCAAAGTATGATTTTACCGTAAGTTTTCCTTCAATATAAGGGTATTTAGGGTTAAATTGGATTTCACTTATTTCTACAGAATCAACATCAGAAGAAAGACTACTTTCAAAAATATATTGGAATTTTTGCATTGATTTTCTAAATCTTTGTTCAAGATTATTTTCCTCATTTTCTTTTAATATTTTTCGAATAATGTTTTTCATTTTTTATAAATATCATTAAAGATAAAACCAACAAATTAATTAAAGTTTTTAACTGATTTGTCTGATAGCACTTTCTACTTTGTCTTGGTTTTTTAACCTCGTGTTTTTTCTATCTTTAATGGCCAATTCAATTAATTGTTGATCTGATAATCCATTTTTGATTCCATTTTCCAAACTTTCCGCGAATTTTTTGAAGAATCCTGGTCCATTCCAACAAGCATATGACATATGAAGAGTCAAACCTGGTATCGATTCAATTTTTTCTTTAGTTTTTGGATCTTTTACAAAATTTGACATATTTCTATCAAAAGATCTTTTCATTATTTTAACTGCCAGATTTTTCAAAATTTGTTCTTTGTCTCCACCTCGATATAACCATTTCCATTCTTTACAAAAGTTATCCATGTTTGACCAAGTAGTATTTGATCCAAAACCATTTGACTTAGCTCCAGCACCATATTTTTCTCCGTCTATAATTTGAAAAAATTCTTTACCTTCAGGTGATGACTCAATATTTCCATTGTATCTGTCCAATCCAAACATCGTTTCTGTAGATTTTCCCATATTACTACCAGAATGTTTACAAAATGGATTCCAATATCCACCCTCAAACTTATCAATTACCGTTTTGGTAATATTTTCAAAATTTGACAAATCAACATTAGATAATTTGTTTTCATCAGATTGACTTTCTTTACATATCTTTTGAACGTCAGATACGTTAAATTCATTTTTTCCTGTTTTTTCTTCCATAGCGCTTTGAGTTTTAGGTCCAAAATATCCATCCTGAGTTATACCCAAGCAACCTTGTACTTGATATATAATTCCGTTAGTATTTGGAGATTTATAATTAGTTCCGACATCTTTACAACCTTTTTTAAAATTTGGTCCATCGCAATCAGAATATTTTTTATTTTCATTAGATATTTCACTATCCATCGATCCTCCACCAACATATGACATATCGTTACTTGTTTCTATTTCTGTAGGTTCATCTGTTCTATTATATTCACCTTTCCCTTCGTGTGAAGGATATTTTTTTGGTAAAGAATATTTGAAGAAAAATTGTCTAATATAAACACCAGTTGGATTTTTGAAATCTAATACTAATTTAATATTTTCTGCACCCTTTCTTTCAAGTTTTCTAACCATATCATCTACTTGTCCTTCAGCTCTTTTGTCTGCAGTGTTACCAGCAGATCCTCTTGTTGAAATTCCCATATAAGCAATTCCATCTTTACTTTCATCAATTGTTACTTCCCAACTAACCTTATAATTAGTGGAATCGATATTAATTTTAATATCTTTGATGTCAGGATTAATTCCCGAATCGTAAACATTTTTTAATTTTTCTTCAATTTTTGTTGAAATTCTTCCACCAAAACCATCTGATTTTCTTCTTTCAAATGAGTGTAAAGCATCCGCATCTCCTTTTGGAGCAATATAACTACCTGTAACTTTAATTGGTAATGAGATTTTTTGTTCATTTAACAATCCCATCATTAATTTCATTCTTAGAATTTGTTCGTTAATTAACATAATTATCTATTTTCAGGTCTAAATCTATATGGATTTGCTTTAATTGCTGATTTTGGAAAATAAGTCCCTTGTCCTTGTCGTCTGGCATTTTTTAATGATCTACCATATTCATTCATTTCCACTTCAAAACCAGGTTCGTATCGTTCATCATTTGATTGTTTGATCTTATCTCTTAAGGTTACAAAAAACTCTCTACCCAATTTTTTCATGAATTTAACATATTCAGCATCCTCACCATCTTTTTTCTTATAGTATTTACTAACGGGAGGTCTTTTTGATCTATCTAAATAACTTAATCCTGAAATGTTAGTAATACATTTGTGTCCACCACTATTGGCAAGAATCAAATCCCAAGCAGAAATTGTTATTTTATCTAATACTTCACGTTGTTTGTCTGTCAAAGAACTAAATGGTTTTGACATAATAGACTCCAATATTTTCATATAAGATTCCGATCCTTCTGATTTGTCAAATGAATTTGGATAAAGAGCCATAAAGTCTTTGAATGTGAACCCAACAGAACCTTCACCAAAATCTTTGCTATTTTCAGATATCCATTTAATTGTTGATAAAGGTATTTTCTTATCTTTTAATTCTGGTTCAAATTTCTTCAAAACCTCATCTTTAACTTCACCCAAATTAACACCTTTTAATGCTCTATCTTTTTTAAATGGGTTACAAGAAGCTTGAATCATTCCCATAGGCCAAACAAGAAGTAAAAAGTCGGCATCAGGATTGTTTTTGAATGGTGTATAACGATCATAAGATCCTAAATCAAAAACATTACCACCACCATATTGAGCTATAATACCATCAATAACTTTTACATTTGGAGAAGTTTTTTGTCTTTCAACATATGATTCTTTATTTTTTTCTAATTGTCTTATATCTAAATGACCATTGTTTTTCATCCAATCCTTAATATTCAAAAGAATGTTCAAAAGTGATGGTTTTGAGTTTAATACCAATTGTCTTAAAAACCCTTTTTTGTTCTTAAACGCTAATAACAATTTATTGGCAACAAGTCCCATCATTTTTTTGTTTCCTTTAACATCTCTTTCTCTATCTACTTTAAATAGATAATTCATAACCTCATCTGGTGTAATATCGTATTTGGCGAAATCTGCAGAGTCAACCATATTAATCAATTCAATATCTTCTTGAGTGAAAATATCTTTTGGTGATAATACTTGAGAAATTGTTTCAACGTTGGATCTTGATGGTCTAAAACTTGTTGCAGTTCCACTTTCAACACCTGCTTGTGTGTCATGGTGATCTGTATGAATAATATACATTGGTTTTCCGTGAGCAAAATCAACCAATACTGGCATAATTTCACCTTCACCTTCAGGTTTTTTAACCGCAAATTCTTTATCTCCGTATTGAATTGTTTCAGCATCAACAACTTTGATTCCGTTTTTTTCCAAATAGTCTTTCATCGCCAAGGCAGTTGTTACACCATCTAAATCCATATGAAAATAGATTTTAGCCATTTGGTATCTTTTTGCCAAATCATTGATGCCTCTAATACCACTCTCATTTAATAATTTTGTGGTTTCTTCTTTTATTATTCGTCTGATTATATTTTCCATTTATGTTGGAAGTTTTTTTCCTTTATCGTGAGTTTTTTCACTTTCTACTTTTATTTTTATTTTGGCTTTATATCCTTTTGGTAATTTAGTTTTTATACCTACCAATTCACCCATTTCGTTATCCATACGGACTGTTACTTCTTTTTTATCCAAGTTTAACATGATTTGTCCTGTTGTTTGCATGTTATACATGTTTTTGGTTCTATATGGATTTAAAAATGGATCCTTATCGTATTTTTGTTTTAATCTATCAATAACTTCAGTATCATTTTTTACATCCTCTAAATGTTTTTTTGCCAATTCTAACCTCATGTGTGAAGATTTTTTCTTTTCACCTTTTGTGTACCCAACAGTTTTATGGTAAACACCATGATTAGTTCTAACTAAAACTTTTTTTTCTTTTTTTAATTTTTTTATTATTGGTGAATGTTTAGATGTCATTTCAACAACATATATATTATTTGAATCTGAAACAAAAGTTTCTCCTTTTAGTCCAACATTTTTTTTATCATCCGCACTATACCCAACAATTGATTTGATTGCCTGAGGTAATGTTTTTTTTGTGAGAGCATTTCTTATTTTTTCACCATCATATGATTTTCTTTTGGTTTCAGTTGCGTCATTTTGTTTTCTTTTTTTCTCAACCTCTTTACCTTCTTTTTCGTCTTGAGAAACCATTAAACTTGAATTAACAATTCCAATTCCAAATTCATTCATACCTTCACTCCAATCAGTATCTATATCTCTCCAATATACAACTTCAACATCCTCAACAATTTCATGGATAATTTCAACACGAGCTTTATATCCTCTGTCTCTGTTTTTTGCTAAAACAACACCATCATCAATTCTTACTGCAGCAATCGTACACTCTTTTATTATATTATTTTGTGTTTTATATTCATAAACCTCATTTAATATATTTCTGATTAGATTTTTCATTTATTATAAATACTTCATTAAGATTAAATATTTTTTATTATATTTGTATTGTGATTACAGAAAAACTTTCAAATATTCCCCAATCTAGCGGCTGTTACCTTTTCAAAAACAAAAAGGATCAGATCATCTATGTTGGTAAATCAAAGTTTCTTCCAAAACGAGTCAAGTCTTACTTTCAAAAAAACCACAAGGATCAGAAGACTTTGTCTTTGGTAAATGAGATTGTTGATGTTGAGTTTATGACCACTAATGATGAGAGTCAGGCTTTGTTATTGGAAGATGAACTTATCAAATCACACAAACCAAAATACAATATTAAAGCAAAAGATGACAGGTCTCGTCGTTGGTTTATTACTTTAAGTTCTGATGAATTTCCAAGACTTTTGGTTTGTAATCCTTCTAACTTTACTGGTGAAATTCTTTTGGAATGTACAAGTTCCAATTCTTGTTATGAGATTTATGAAATGGTTCACGACATTTTCAATCTAAGATCTTGTTCTTATAACTTAACTGAAGAAAATATCCAAAATGAAAAGTTCAAAACTTGTTTGGAGTTTCATCTTGGTCGTTGTAATGCCCCTTGTGTTTCCTCGATCATGAAGTTTTCTTACTTGAAGATTGTAAGTGAAATGAGATATGTATTTTCTTTTCAGTTTGACAAAGTTAAAAGTCGTTTGAAAAAGTTTATGAAGTATCACTCAGACAATATGGAATTTGAATTGGCTAATAACTTCAAAAATAAAATGGATGTTGTTGATTTGTTGGAAAAAAAACTTGAAACATTTAGAGTTAGAAAGTATTGTGATGTTGCAAGATCTTTCAAAGAAGAATTTGGTTTATTGAATGTTCCAACTTTGATTGAAGCATTTGATAACTCTCATACATCTGGTGATTGTCAGGTATCTGCTCTTGTTCGTTATAAGAATGGTAAAACTGATAAGTCAAACTATCGTAAGTTTAACATCAAAACCGTTGAAGGTCCTGATGATTATGCATCTTTTGATGAGGTGTTAAATCGCAGGTTTAAACGACTTTTGAATGAAAAACAAGAGTTACCCTCACTTGTTATTATTGATGGAGGTAAAGGTCAGTTGGGTGTTGCAAAAAAAGTATTTGAGGATCTTGGTTTATTGAATCGAATTGATTTGATCTCCATTTCAAAAGACGACAAACACAGATCATCAACAATCCACAAGATTGATGGGTCAAGTTATGATATCCCAAGAAGTGACTTTGGGTTTTTATTGGCCGAGATTCAAAATGAAGTTCACCGATTTGTTATTACTTTTCACCGTAAAAAACGAAGTAAATCTGTTATAGGATAAATTGATTGTTATAATAGGTTGCAATCCAATCGGCCTTTAATAAAGGTTCTTGATTTAATATTGAGTCAACACTCAAATAATACATTTCAGTTTCGTAATAAGTCTCTTTATTATACAAATAATTGTCTATGTATTCTTCAACTGCATCCCTAAAATCAGTTTTTTCTCCATTTAAAGTTGCCCATATTGGTTCTACTTTATTGTCAATATAATAAGTTTCACTATCGTCCCAACCTAATTTCATACCAACAGACTTTATATTAATCACATACTTTTTATACCCAATAAATGGGGTTCCTGTTGTAAATTCAATTTTTCTTAAAGAGTCGAAAACTTTTTGTATTTTGTTTTTTGTTTCGTTGTTGAGATAAAATTTAGGTGTATCATTCCATGAAACTTCAGGAGTAAATCTATAAGTTACATATTCTCCAAACTCTTGAACTATATACATAATTTCCTCTTCTACAATCGAATAGAAATAAGAAACTTTATTTGGATTTTCTATTTTAAATTCAATCGGATAATAAGGTTTATTATGTCTTTTTGATATTATTTCTTCCCCAACTTTAACAGGAATACATTTTAATCCGTGAAGATCAATTTCATCTCCCGCAAATCTTTTGAATAATTTTAATATTTTTTCTTGATTCATTACACAAACATTTTATACTCAGTTTCACGTCTTTTTTTAAGACCTGGATACTTTTTAAATAAATGAGAACTAGTATTTAAGATTTGTTCTCTTGCCCCTTTTAAATCACCCTTTTTTACCATTTGAATAAAATCACTTCTTCTGAACCCTGATCTTCCCATATTAAAAATTAAAGAAATCATGGCGTCATACATCGACTGAGTTATTGGTATTTTTATTCCATCTATTTCCCAATCATTTAGTATTTCATTCAAATGTCCTTCAGCAACTTTGATGTCATCTTTTAATAGTATTTCAGCTTGTTCGTCAGTAATTTTTGTTCTACCTGATCTTATTTTATTATATTTTGGTAAAAAATCATAACCTTCATTTTCATTAGGAAATATAGCATGACCATAACCGATTGTATATGCACCATCACCAAGATTATAAGCAGTTAAAACAGGATTTCCTCCAACACCTTCTTTTTGTTTTAAATGATTAAATAAACCTTCCGACGATTTTCTAATTATTTGAGGTGTTATTTTTTTAATGATTTCTTTTTCTTTTTTAACCGCCGTTTGAATTGGTGGTTCAAGATAGTTTTGAATTTGACTTATGGAAAATAAACCCAAAAAAGAATAAAGAACATATCTTAATATCTTCTTTTTTAGATCACTTGGTAATGATTTTATTTTGTCTTTTAAAACTGAAATATATTCCAAAGCTTGTTCTTTTGTTTTTACCCATTCTTTTGATTTGTCAATATCTTTTTCTATATCATCAAAGTTCCACTCCATATCAGGTTCAGTTTTACCATCATCTTCCGTAATTAAAGACAACTTGAAAACAAGATCATCAAGAACTTGTTCATAAATTAATTTAGATTGTATTGAGATATATTGATCTTCGGTTATTAAAACTTTCATATTAATAAATATAAAAGAATTCTAAACATACTGAATCTTTGAAATACAAACCTCATTAATTCCAAAAAACTCTAATTCGTCTAATAACAATTTTTCATTAGACCAATTTCTAAGTCGATCATTTAATCTTCTTTTATTACTTCCAATATAAAAAGGAAATCTTGTGTTTTTCAAATCCACTTTGACATCAACTTCATAACAATATCTTATTTTATTATTGCTAGACCATATATGATTATATTTTCTAATATTAGTTAATTCAATTTCAACTTCATCTCTCCAAATTTTTCCACAAAATGAAATTGTTTTTTTCTTTAAAAGTTTTTTAACTCTTTTAATATGATCGTCTTTAATTATATGTCCTGATTTAAGTTTGTGTTCCATAAAACAAAGATAAGAAAAAAATCTTAACTACGATATATTTTTTTAAGATTTTCAAGTTTTGCCTTTTTTAATGCACTTTCTAAAACTGAAATTTGTTTAGTGGAAGTTATTTGATTGATTTTATTGTAATCAATTGTTTTTATTTCTTTTGGTTTTATTTCCTTTGGTCCATTTTGAAAAATAACATTTAACATTTTATGTTTTTTTTCTTTAATGTCCTGTTCTAAACTAATTTCGTCAATCACATCTTCGACTATTGGATCTGACAAAGTTTGAGTTTCTTTATCATAAATCTGATAACTTCCAGTTTTTAATTCGTCAAGAATTGGTTGGTTTTTTTTGTTTTTACTTAAAGTAAAATATCTACCCCTAAGTTGTGAAGCATATCCAGTGTCAGGTCTCATTGTTAAACTTTGAGAATGTAACCTCCTATGAAATAAAATTTCAGGTGTTAAATAAACTTTTCTTTTAGCACCATATAATCTACCCATAAAGTCTGAATCAGCAGCTACTTTCCACCCTTCAAACCCATTCATCGCCAAAAATAACTCTTTTTTTATACCAAAAACTCCCTCACCATATAAATTATGTCCTTCTATGTATTCTCTTTTACCTTTTTTATCTTCAAAATTGACAAATTTTGGTTTAACACATTCAAAATTATTTAACTTTTCACTAACAATTTTTAATAAGTCTGGCATCATAACATCATCTGAATCAAAGAAAAAAATCTTATCGTATTTAGATAACTCAGTTAAAGTATTTTTTATAATATACGGACCATAATTTTCAATAAAATAAAAAAATTTAAAGTTGTCGGGGTAATTTCTTCCCTTCACATAAGTTAAAGTGCTAACACAACTATCAATACCAAATAAAACTTCATATTCACCATTAAAATTGTTTTTTAAAATTGAATTAATTAACTCATCAAGAAAATCAACAGAATTGAAGGTGGGTATTATAATACTTAGACTCATCTGTTTCTTTTTTTATTTTTAGATCCAATTTTACTTAAAAATTCAGCATTAGTTTTTGGGTTATGTGATGTGTTTTCGGGTGTTTTAGAAACAATAGATACATGTCTTTGACCATTGAATATTTGATTTACTTTATCATAATTAATTTGTTTTTTTGTATTCTCTAAAGTTTTTTTGATTTGTATTTCTTCTCGTTCTTGTTTAATTGACCTGATAAAATCATCTTTATTTTCATTTTGTGGATTAAAAATTTCATTGACAATTTTTGTTTGTATACCATCAGATTTTGATTCAGTATCATAAATTGTTGATTTTTGAGGTTGATACTTTAAAAAATCACCTGAATGAGTTATACAGATCATTTCAACATTATTTTCAATACAATATTTCCCAACCCAAATATCCGCCATATTTGGATACAAGAAAAAATCTATTGGTATTTTCATCAAATTGGTATGAAAACACATTACACCTGTCCCTCCAAACTGAACTAAAACATTTTTTCTTTGTGGTTTAAGACAATGATAATTTTCAGAATAAGAATTATAATATGAGTTTATCGGAAATGATGTGAAGTTTCTACCATGTAGAGTTATAACTCTTTTATTCGAGTATTCTTTACATCTACTTACCATATAATTCACATAATTAGGAGGATATATTAAATCATCATCAATTGTTAGATAATAACCATCCGACTCCATTAATTTACCAAATTTTAAAGCATCACCATAACTATTGTCGGAAAAAAATAAATTTATCTTATTATCTAATAATTTTTCAGGTATCTCACCTATATGATCATTTAAAAAAATATTAATCTCGTCGCATTGATCATATATTGAATTTATTGTATTTACTAAACTACCAACTCTATTATATGATGCAACATTAACTATAGTTTTTTCACTCATAAAGTAATAAGTTTATTTTTTTTTCTTTCGACTTTATTCATTTTAGACTCGTGATTTCCGTGATTGACTAATGAGTTTTTGACGTGATATAAAAATTTACCACCACTATTTAATCTTTGGGTTATTTGATGTCCCACACCAGAACTTATATTTGGATTATTAACCCATCTACTTTCATTAATTTTATCAATCCTATAATTAAGTGATTCAAAGAATTTTTTTTCACAAATAAAACATAAATCATTCCATTGTGTTTGTAAAAACTCACCAAAATCTTTAGGATTACTATACCCCCAATGTGATCTATTGATCCTATCATCTGTGAGTATACTTAAACATATTTTTTTTGTTGATGTTATTGAATCGTAAATACGTTTAGATTCATCAAAAAAATCATTAACCAAAGAAACGTCATCAGGAAGATAAATAAAATACTTTGAGTTTACATTTTTAACAAAGCTAAATGTTGCGTTAAAAGTAACATAATATTTTCTTTTCCCCATATTCGGGAACATTCCAATTTTAACAACATCTCTATTAGTAAAATCCAATTTTTCGGTGCTCCCATCATCAAAAATAACAACAAGAACTTTATAATTTTTTTTATTAGATTCGATATCATCTAATAACTTATATAACATTTCAGATCTATTATATGTAGTAATTAAAACACAAAAATCATATTCCATAATCACCCATTTAATATTGAATTACATTTATTAATAAAATACACATCTTTTTTACCGAATCTTGATTCAAAAGCATGATATGTGTTATTACTGTAAGTAGTTCCATAACCAAAACTATGATGTCCATCAAGATCAAAATTAACTATCTCAGCGTGATTTGGTAATAATAAATTAACAGGTAATCCTTTTTCTTTTGCAATGTGTGAAAGTTCTCCGCCACAATCAGATCTTTGGGTTGTATTAAATGATGGTCTACCTAAAATATTATAAGTTTCAATACTAAAAACTAAAAATGATGGTGCTGCATAAATAAACTTATTGTGTGGTGTTTTTAATTTAGGAGCAACTTGAGCATTTCCAAATAATCCAATGTTATTTTTTGCCCAATCAACCGCAAGTGGTATTATTTTTTTATTTAATGGAATTGCATCAATATCAAATAAAACAATAATTTTATCAGGATCATTTACATTTTTCAAATAATTATCAACAGCGTCTCCATGTGTTGTCCAGTTATCAACCATTATTTGATTTATTGTAAAACCATATCTTTCAAAAACTCTTCTTTGTAAATCAACAATTAATGGTTTTATTTTTTTGTCGTAAAATGTTATAATTTCCATCTATCTTAAATATTCTTTTATTTCTTCTAACCAATTTTCTTTTTGAGAGTATTTTGTGTTTTTACCAGGATTTTGATTTTTAATAAATGGTGTATCTTTCCAAAGAATTAAAATATCTTTATTCATTGCACCTGCACAATGAGCCAATCCAGTATCGTTTGAAATAATTTTTTTTGCATCCCTTACTAATGATAAAGATTTTCTAATATTACCTATTTCTATCTTATCACATATTTTTTCCATCCATGGATTTTGTTTCATATCTGATTCAGATCCTGTAAAATAAATTGGTAAACCACTATTCTCTTTTACTGTGTTGAATATTTCTTCAGGAATTTCTTTCTTACCATACCATTTGGGTTTTGGGTCATTGTCATTAAGCGATAATCCACCTAAACCATTCAATAATAACAAATAATCTTCATCATTCTTTGGTATCTCTATTGCGGTATCAACATATGTGTGATATTTTTCAGACCATTTTTCCCCAATCATTAATTCAAATGTATATTGGTAGTCAGGGACATTTAAGTTAATCATTTTTGATGAGAATGTTGGCGGTCTATGTAATCTACCAATATGATTCATAAAATCACAATCAATAAAACATTCTTTAACGTAAGGTATGGTAAAATAAACATCAATTTTTTGACCAATTTTTTCAGATAACTTTTTTATTCCAGGTGTTAACATTATAAAATTACCTAAAGCATATCCTGAATTTTGTTCGATTAAAGGTCTTTTCATATTTTTTATTATAATATATTTCTTTTTTATATATACAAATAAAAAACTTTTTACATTAAAAATAATTAAACTAATATTCATTTATGTTAAATATTGTTGCAGTAACTTATAACCATAAAGAATCCTTGAAGTGTTTTATTAATTCAATAAAAAATCAAACTAATAATAATTGGACACTTTTTATTATTCACGACGGGTTAAACCATCCTCTTAGAGAAGAATTAACTAATGAAAATTATTTAAACGATAAAGTAATTTTTATTGAACATCCAATAAGAACTCAAAATTATGGTCATATACTACGTAAGTGGTCATTGGAAAATTTAGACTTAAATGGTAGAATATTGTTAACTAATGCCGATAATTATTATACACCTAATTTGGTTGAGGAAATATTAAAGTATGATGAAGATTTCATATATTTTAACGTGGTTCATTCTCACCGTAACAAAAATAACCATAATAAGGCTAGTTACGGTTTTATGAACACAAAATTAGAACAAAGCAAAATAGATATGGGTTGTGTTGTGGTAAAATCTGAAATAGCAAAAAAAGTAGGTTTTAATTCAACATCATATGAAGCTGATTGGCATTATTTTGATGGAATATTAAAAACTAACCCAAGTATTTTAAAAATTGATAAAGTTTTATTTGTCCATAATTAATTAGACTTATTTCTTTTTCTTTCTTCCCTGACAATGTGCTCTTTGACTAAAACCTTTTGGGTTATTACAATTGATTGATCTTTTATGTTTTTCAGACCACTTTTCTTCAATTGGTTCTTTAGATAATTTGTTCTTCCAAAACTTGAATAGGTTTTCTTTATCGTATTTTTTCTTCTTTTGATCCCACCCACAATCATGACAAAGAAAGGCGTGTGAATCACCATTTTCTTTTTTCCAAGAGTTTTCACACTTTTCGCATTCAATCTTTTCGTTGAATATTCTATCTGCCTGTTTTTCTGATATTAGTATTTTCATTAGTAACAATCTTCAACTAAGTCGTTATATATTTCAACTAAATAGTTATAGTATTTGTTGTCTATATAGTTTTCTACCTCATTTCGAATTTCAAACATATCATCGCTTGGATATTCATATTCTTCATCTTCATCATCATTATAATAAAAATGAATTCCCTGTCCAATACAAAAATCGGCGTAGTCGTCTTTATCTTCAAAATCACAAGGATCTTGTATTTCTGTTTGGAATTTTATTATATTACCAATCTTTTCTAACTCAACACCTCGTCTAAGTAATCTAATGGGTATCTCTTGATTCATAACTGAATTGGTTTTTTTGTCTTATTATCATAAATAGTAAAAGGTGTTGCGATTATAACCCAATCAACATATTCATAGTCCTGATCATAAGATTTTTCATTTGCTTTAACTTGGATTGTTTTAACTCCAAAGTCAGGATGAGACATGATTAAATCCGTTCCAAACACCATATCAATTAAATCACCATTTCCGCCTTCATATTCAACTTTGAATCCTTTGTCTTGTAAATGTTCTTTAACCCTTTGTTCTGCACTTTCTCCCTGTTGAGTTGTTCTTTGTATGTTTTTGGTATAATCAAATAACATCTTTGGGTCATCAAAGTATTCTTCAATCATTGTATGTATTTCTGACTTCATATTCATTAAAGTGGTTTTAGGGTCATTAATGATTGCCTGAAAAGTTGTGTTGTTTTTATTTTTATAGATTAGTTCAGTTAGTATTTCTGCCAAATCAAAATAATTTGTATTTAACTTATTTATGGGTTGCCACTCACCATTCAAATAAACCAACTTGCCATTTTTTACTTTCTTTTCTATAAAGTTATTTTTTTCTTTCTCAGTTATTTTTCCAAGTGATTCTAAAAAAATCGCACAATCAATAAATTTTTCTTGTAAATCTTGGGGTATTTCTGTTTGTAAATCTGAGGTTTGTTTGTCTATAACCGTTCTTAAATCAAGACCATTGTATCTCGAAAGAAGTCCTTTTAGTGAACCAATTTTACTACAAACATACTTTTTTTGTTTGTTACCTGAAAACCTATCACAAAAGTTGTATTCATTTTTACCTTCTGATTCGATCATCAAACTTTTTATTCTTTTTATGTCTTCTATAATTAATTTATCCATATTTAAAATTTTAATGTCATATAATGTTCTTCTTCATCACTTTCAACATTTTGATTATGGGAAATTTCAACCGTTTGTCTTTGAAAATCATATTTGATTGATCCTTGTGATCCTTCATTTATTTCCCACCCACCATAATAAAGTTCTAACAAGTCATATGAAATGTCTTCAAGTTTCCCATTCATTTCGTTGTTTCCTGTTTGTGATTCAACATCGTTATTTATCCATCCACTATCACCACCACCTTCATAATTCACTAAACAATAATCTCCGTATTGATTTACTAACTCATCAACTAGATTTTGGTTTGTTAGATTTTTTACATATCTTTCATTACCTCTCCACCCAGTACCGACATTTGAAAAATCTGAAAAGTTTTTTTCCATATAACTATCTTCATTGATCATTGTATAATAGATATAACTAACATCAAGTTCTTTTTTTTCTGCGTTTAATGTGTATTCTAAAATTCCATTTTCATTATCATAATAATCATTGTAAAAATTACCTGTGTCAAAGTTATCTTTTATTGTTTCAAAAATCTCTTCAATTGATTCTGGTAAAAATCCTAATTCATCAGAATGTTTTCCATTATAAAAAGGCCCGTTTAATGGTTCAAAATAACCATCATAACAATGATAAAACCAATTCACACCATCTTCCATGTTTAATGAATTTAATACAAGTGAAAATTTATTTAGGTCTTTTATTTGTTTTTCATCAAGTTTCATAATAATGTTTTATAATAAATACTTTTAATCTTCAAACTCTAACTTTTTTGTTCTTGTCACCCAAGTTGGTCTTTCACCTGATATTAAAATTCTCATCCAATCTGATGCTGATGGTATAGTCCCATCAAGGTCTTCTTTTACATGTTGCTCGCCAACATATCTTGTATAAACGGTTTTCCCGTCACTATTCTTAAACTCTGATCCGAATCTTTGTTCCATTTCAAATATACCTTCTGAATGGTGTCTCCACATTCTATGTAATGAATGCCCATACCACCCTTTGGTCTCATCTAACCAGTTATGAAGATGAATGTAATCTTCCCACTTTCCACCAAACTTTTTGGCTGAACTTTTCGAATGGAGTATCGGATGCGCCATGTTTATTTAATTTTTTATTATTATACTATTATAAAATATAAACTATTTATTTCAAAAAAGAAATTGATAATGGACTACACGAAAATCCCTCTATTAGTAAAATTTACAAAACAAATTCATAACGCTTTGGAAGATTCTTCCCATCCCGATATTTTTAATACTATTGGTGACATTAAAAATGAAATCCACAATGATGATTTTTTGAGTTTGTATCTTTCTAAATTAAATGGTTCTGAGGAATTATACTTGTTTTTTTCAATTTATCTTTATCATATAAATGGTGACGCTGCAAAATCAGTAAAGTATGTTTTAGAAAACCTTAAAGGATATCGTTTTCAGGTGTTTGAGCAGGGTGGTTATAAAATAGAAGAGTGTGAAAGATGTCGTGGTTATGGAAGAGAAGAGTGTGAATATTGTGATGGATCAGGAAATGAAGAATGTAGAGAATGTGATGGATCTGGTAAGGAAACATGTGATTCATGTGATGGTGATGGTGAAATCGATGGAGAAGATTGTAGTCAGTGTGGTGGTAGTGGTGATGTAAGTTGTTCTTCTTGTGGTGGAGAAGGTTCTGAATCTTGTGATTATTGTAGTGGTGATGGTCAATTTGAATGTGAAAGTTGTAATGGTTCAGGTGAAGTAGAAACTGATGAACAATTGGTTGATGAATCTAAAGATTTAATTTACACATTAAACGATTTGGATCTAATTTTTAATGAAGATGAATTGATTAATCAAATAGTTTATAATAGTAGAGTATTAAAACAACCTTATTTTAGAAATAGACAATTCGAAAGTGAATACACAATCGAAGATCTCGAATATGAATATGATTTAATAAATTTGGACTTGAATCACGGTTATGTCGCTCTATACTACGGAAAAGCATCAATTTAAAAACTTCAACTTATACATAGTTGAATAGATCAACTCCTGAATCGTATCAATTTGATTTTGAAGGTAACTATCGTCAACCGAATCTCTTTTTTCTTCAATTGTATTTAACAAACTTGTAAAGTATTTTAATACTTGTTTTTTGTTTTTGTAAGATTGGACCTTGTAAGATTTGTAGTTTGTAAGGAGTCCATATTTTCCCTGAAAAGATTCTATGAGCCCGTCCACAAGTTCATCTATCTCATCGTAATATCCATTTAACGCCATATGTTCAGCAAATGACTTTGTCCCTAAATGGAATATGTGTGCTTGTTTTTGAGAATGTAATATCTGACATACCATTTCACAAAAGTCTTCGTTAGAATTAGATGAATCAGTTTCATCATCATCTTGAGTTTCATCTTGATCATCATCTTCTTGTTCCCAAAGATTTCTTCTTTTTAACTCTTCTTTAAGTTTTTCTGTTAAGTCTAATTTATTCATAATATATATTTTATTATAAATATATCAAAAATGAGATTAGTTATAAAAAACTAACCTCATTTGTTATTGGATTCCAATCAATGTGCCAAGGCAGTTGAGAATAAAGGTATCGTTCATTCAATACTGACGCATTAAAGTAATGTGTATGTCCGTCATAATAATAACCATATCCACTATGAATATGTCCGCAAATGTGAATCTTTGGTTTAATTTGTTTAATTCGATCGGCAAGCAATTCACAACCCAAATGTTGTCCACGACGACCTTCAACATCATCTAACATACCCCAAGCTGGACCGTGAGTAATTAAAATATCTGTATCATCAGGAATATCTTTCCATTTTTGTTCCAATTCCCACCCACCTTTAGGTAAGTTAAACGCCCAATTATAAAACTCAGGTTGCCAAGGACTACCCCAAATTTTAATTTCAGGTTCGCCACCATCTATAATACCCAAATACTCATCTTCAAGGTATTTAATGTCTTTATATGTTTCTAAAATCTCTTTAGTTTTTTCAGCATTATTTTGAAATCCCCAATCGTGATTTCCAGCAATAAAAACTTTAGTTGTGTAATTATCCAAACTATTATACCACTTCGCAAACTCACGAATCTCATGCTCATATCCCATAGAAGAAATATCTCCTGCACAAATCAAAATATCACCACCCTTCAAATCACCTGTGACGTGTTTGTGTTTGTTGTGAGTGTCGCTTAATATTGTTAGTATCATAATACAAATTTAATTATTTTTTTTAAATTATTGAAATCAAAATCATTCCAAGTAAAAATCCTAAAATCATTACAAATAGTGGTCCGACATCAGGGCCTTCTTTTATTGTTTTTGGTTTAACCTTGATAACTTTTTTTAGGTCTATTTTAATTTTTTTCATACCCAACAAATATAATAAAAATTAAAAGAAATATCAAATAAAAAACCCCAACTTTTAAGAAGGGGTTTTAATTTTTTAAAGAGTTAATAACATATCTATTAATTCTGGTTGTGGAAACATATCCACTTTATCTTTTCTGACATTTGTGTGTGTCCAAAGTCCTCTTGTTTTTTCCACCAGTGAAAGATCAAAGTGATCAAAAGCGTCCGCACCTTTTTTATGAATTAATTCAACAAGTCCTTTTCTAATGTCGATATCATCACGATCAGCAATAAACAATAACCAATCTTTAATTCCGGTTATTTGTAAGTCAGAATATTTGTGCCAAAATTGATGACCTCGAAATGGTTTTGCTAGTTTTACAATCTGTGCTTGATGAGCAACCGTTCCAACATAAGTTTTTCCGTCTTTTAATTGACCAAAATTACAAACTTCTAATCCTACTGAACAACTATGTAATTTATTTGATCCTGTTCCTAAATGCCATGCGTAGTGTCCTGTTGGAAATGCTTGAACCATAACTCCATCGTAAGTTTTATCACATGTTCTAATGTTTTGACCACCTAAAACAAATTCGGTAGCAATTGGACCTCTTTTATCGTTTGCCCATGCATCAATTGTTTTAATTGGATTTTCCCAACCTGCTGTGTGATGAAGAAATACCCATTCTTTTTTTGTTTTTTGGCTTTTATATTCACCAATAGGTAAAAAGTGTTGTTTAATTTCTAAACCTTTTGCTTGGTTTTTGTTTTCAGATAAATCTGTTGAAACATATCCCATAGCTTCCCATGTTTTTTTTCCAACAACACCATCAACTGAAATTATATGTTTCCTTTGAAAATCTTTAACCGCCCTTTCTGTCATTGGTCCGAATTCTCCGTCGACTTTTAAGTCTAAATATTCTTGGAGTTTTTTAACGTCTTCTCCTTTTGATCCTAATTTTAATATTTCCATAGTCTTTTTTGATTATAAATACTTGATCTTACGATATTATGTTTATCTCACTTGTTGTTTCGATCACAACTCTTGCACCACAACTTAAAAGTGGTTTAGCATCCACTCCATCACCACCATATATGATCTTGCTAGGTCCCAAGATCTCAATTTCATTACAATAGGTATTTGTTTTTCCTTCTTTTATTGTAATAACAGGAAGATCAGTCCCTTTTGTTTTGTTGGATCTGACATGGTGTTGATTAACGTGAATTCGTTTTACTTTTGGTCTTGCCATTTCCAACCTAAAAATAGTTTGGTGAAGAACCTATGAATTGAATTTGGTTTTTTCTCAAAGTAAACATGAAAACTTTTTCCAACTTTATATGATCCAGCTTGCACCAGTTTTTTTATGGTGTGTATTTCACCTGATCTTAACACAAAATCATCATAATTTTCATTTTTTTGATGATCTGCGTTTTTAAACTTTTTCTTATCTTTTTTATAATAATAATTTTCTTTTTTTACTAGTCCCATTTTAATACTCTATATCTTCTATTTTTATTTTATCTGTGTTTAGATTCAAACAATTTTTCCAATCACCAGAATTAATTGTTGTCCAAACTTTTTTTTCTTTATCATATAATCTAACCATTAAATATCCCAATTCCGAAATGTATATTTTATCTACTTTATATCTTTTCATTTTAATTTGCGTTTTCTAATTGATCTTCGTTAAAGATGTGAAGAAGTCCATATTCATTCATTTCACCAACAACTCTGGTATTTCCTTCTACGGTTTGAAATACTGATACGATTGTGCAAGGAAATTTATATCCTTTAACTTTAACCTCTTTATCACCCACTTTGAACTTGGGTTGATTTGAGGGGAAATCTCCGTCTGATAATTGTGGGTCATCCCACGATGTGTCTCTATTCATAATCTTATTTTTTAAATCTATAACCGATAAACCAAAAATCAATTCTAAAAAACCAATTACCATCGTGTTTTCCAAAACCGATTCTAATCATTCGATTATTGTGGTTAAGTTTTATTTTATCAATTTTCATTTTTAATTTGAAAGTGGCATTTTAATAGTCGGGTGTGATTGGTAGTTTTTAAGTGTGAAATCACCAATAACATAAGATTCTATTGATGGTCTTGTTCCTTCATAAGTTGGAAATTGATTAAGAGTTGGTAACTCAAATGGTTCTCTTGTTAATTGTTCTTTAACTCCATCAATCTGATTTAAATAAATGTGACAATCTCCCATATTTGAAATCAACTCATTAGGAATCATATTAACCTCCTTTGCCAATATTGTTAGAAGTAACCCATAAGATGCCAAATTAAATGGTGTTCCCAATGGTACGTCCTGGCTTCTGCAGTTATACATTAAAGAGATTGCTCTGGTTGGTATGTTTGAACCATCTAACATTTGATGAGTGTATGGTGCAAAAGTGCGAGCAATACCATCTCTTTTCTTTTTATATTGTGTTCTTTCACTCAAACTTAGCTCTCTTGTATAAACTTGAAATCCATAATGACAAGGTGGAAGTACCATTGAATCCAATTCTCCAACATTCCAAGCATTAACCATCAATCGTCTTGAGTCTGGATTTGTTTTAAGGTCGTTGATTAGGTTTGTAATTTGGTCAATTTGATATTCGTCATAAACCCCGTTTACTTTTGTATTATTCTCATAACCTGTCCACTTTCTCCATTGCTTACCATAAATTTTTCCCAAATCCCCAAACTTCTCAGCAAACTCATCATCATTTTTAATTCGCTCAATAAACTCATCTTTTGAATAGAGTTCAATAGTAGGGACTCCTTTTGTATCTTTTGAATATGATTTTAAGTATTGTACAATGTCTTTGTCACGTATAACTTTATGTAAGTAGTTCTTATAAGCATCACCATCCCAAATATGACAACCATTTTCAACAAGGAACTTGATGTTTGTATCACCGCGAAGAAACCATAACAACTCGGTCACAATAGTTTTCCAAGCCATTTTCTTTGTTGTAAGAACTGGAAATCCATCTTGCATGTTATGACGAATCTGTCTAACGAACACTGAAATGGTATCTCCATTTCTAGTCTCTTTTTTTACACCATTCTCCAAAATGTCTTGGAGTAATGATTGGTATTGTTTGTCTAAATTATTCATTAGTCAATTATTTTATATGTTTTTGTTTTTATTCATTTACTTAACTTTAAAACCCAATCAGGATTTTTATGAACCTCATTTAATCTTCTAATTCTTAAACTAGGATGTGGTGGTTTTATTAGTCTGGTACAATCAGAAAAAAGATCATCATCTTCCATTATTCCAAAATGAACCCCAAGAGGAATGTTTTTCCAAATGATGTTTTTATCTTTTATTATCCATGGCATCCATTCCCACTTTATATCTCTATCCCACAATAAAATATCACCGACACAAAGTTTTTTCTTATATCTTGAGAATTGAAACTGATCAAAATGATCGTGTAAGGTTTCATAACTACATAAGTCTTCTTCAAGACCAAGTCTTTTAAGAACATATGTTAAACAGGTATCTCCTTTGTTTAAAGACAAATCAAAAAGTTGTATGTTTTCTTTTGACATTATAAGGTGTTTAAAAATTCGTTAAAATCTAATTTGGATGGTGGTCTTCCATCAATATTATAACAAGTATTATAATAATTTCTGACTTTGTCAATTAATTCTTCTTTGTTAAGATTTTCCAATCCGTCCATTAAAGTATTATCCCAAAGTTTTTGTTCTTCCTCATCCATGTCGGATCTTAAATAAGGTATTCTATCTTCGCTCATATTTACTGTATTTTATTATTAATTTTGAATGGTATCTTCAACTGTTTGATAAGGTTTGAAGGACATTCCACCGGTGTGTTTCACCCCATTTTGAATGGTATCTTCAACCGTTTCATGAAAATCTATTTTATGTCCGAAGGTGTGTTTCACCCCATTTTGAATGGTATCTTCAACAGGTTTAATACCCAAAAATCTTGATTCAAACCAATTCTTAATCAAATCTTTTTCTTCGGTGCAGTCCTTACCGATTAGTTCCATTTCATTATTGAAGAATCTATAGTTATACCATAGAGTTTGGTCCTTTGTAAATTCAAAAACCCATTTCGTCTCATTGGTGAAGATAGCCCATAGACTGCCATTGTGATTATATCTATCAACCCCTTGACTCGCATCGTCAAACAATTTAAAGATAATTTTTTCTAATTTTTTTCCTGTTGGGTTTTTCATTTTATTTAATTTTTTCTCCATTTTGAATGGTGTCTTCAACATTTCGATTATGTATGCGACGAAGGCTTTTGGTGTCCTTTACCCCATTTTGAATGGTGTCTTCAACTGACCTATGCGAACAATATTGCCAAGGCAAGGTGTGTTTCACCCCATTTTGAATGGTGTCTTCAACAGGTTTAATACCCAAAAATCTTGATTCAAACCAGTTTTTGATCAAATCTCTTTCTTGAGTGCAGTCCTTACTGACTAGATACAACTCACTTTGAAATAGGTTATAGTTGAACCATAAGGTTTTATCCTTTGTAAATTCAACCACCCATCTTTTTTCTTCTGTGAATATCAGCCAAGTTGAGCCTTCTTTTGTTACATACTTGTCTGCACTTTCAACCATTTGGTCAAACATTCCAAAGACAAGTTTCTTTAATTTATTTCCTGATGGATTATTCATATAAAAAATATATGAATTAATTTTTGAATTGACAATAAATAAACTTAATTAATTTTCGGTGTCGTTATTTAAGAAATATTTTTCAAATGAAGTTAATTTATCAATACCAACTTCAAGTATTCTATCTAAAATACTATCAACATCTAAGTTGTCATTTAGAAATTCATCTAATCTTTCAATAAAATAATCGGTGAATACTTCATTTGGATTTGTTAAAAGGTTTTCGGTTAAATCTTCTTTAACAAATGAAACATCATATTTTTTTAATATTGTTTCAATTTCATTTTCTAACTCTTCATTTAAGAAGAATAAATCCCACGCTTTTGGTTCTGTCAAGTTTGCAGTATCATTTATACCTTCCAAAGTTATTTTAACCGCCCATTTAATTTCATCTTCAGACATGTTGTCCCAAACTTTGGTCTCAAGTTCTTCGCTGGAAAGTTCGTATTGATATTTTTTAATTTTGTAGTTTGTTAAATCAATCATCCCCAAGTTTCTTTACTAATAAATAGTATCGAAATCAATTAGTCGGATCTTAGCACAGTAATTTTTAATAAGCATTTCTTTGGTCGGACAATGTTCTCCCTTTACCACAATATCAAAATCAACGGTTTTGGTGTTTTCTAAAACATTATCCAAAGAATGTTTTTTAATCCAAATTAATGTTTCTTCACATAAGACATAATTTTTAACATCAAAACCATTATCATACTCAATAATCCATTGATCGTCCTTTTTAGAAATTTTTCCTGTCATATATTTTTAATTTTTTCTTCAACATAAAATTCTAATGGTTTTATTAATTCATATGAATATGTATTCCAATAACGATCAATATGTCGATTTCTTAATTGTTTGTCAAAATTTTTAATTAACTTTCTTGTAGTCATAAGTTGTTCTTTGTTTTCACAAGAGTCAATAACTTTTTCAATCCAATTTTTTACATCTCCGTAATGTGTGCTTCTATTTTCCATTTATCTTAATAAATTTTCTAATTGTTTCATAATAATCAATTGTCGTTGTTGTAACTCAGATACTTTTCTTTTCTGTTCTTCGTTCAATTCGTAACTTTCAGCTTTAATGTCAGCAATTTCATTTGCCAATCTTCGATGTTCATTCATCAAATGTCCGTGAATAATTCTTTTATCGTTCATATTTTTTTGTTTTTTTTGTTTAATCCCACCAATAACTTAATTTTTCTTCTAAAACTCGAAAAAGAAGTTTATTTGCTTTATTATGATTATAGTAAGATACTCTTAAACATAAAGTTTTTTTATCTTCAATTACACCATGTTCTTTAGTAATTGCACGAACTGAAGATGAATATTTATTTAGATATTCGTCAAATCTTTCTGAAGTTGTTTCAATCTTAATACTTTTTGAGTTTGGTTTATTTGGGACATCCTCAAAACTTATATCATCGTCCCAATAATCCGTACACTCTAACCTATAATAATCTTCTCTAACTCTTTCAAGTAAGTTAAGTGCCAAAGTCATATCTCTATTATCTCTATCAATGGCCGTATGTCTGTTAGCGTTGACAAGTTCTTTTCTTTGAAACTCTATTTTCTTTTGTAAAATTTTTAAAATGAAATCTCCGTCCCAATCTCTGTCGTGATAAATAGTTGGCATCCATTTAAAAATGTTTTTCACACCTGTAATAACATATCTTATTCTCCAGTGTAATTTACCGTATAAGGTATTTCTACTCCAAGCAGTATCTTTTGGTACTGGTAATTGTTTATACGTCTTCATTTTACAAATATAATAATTTTATGGCAATTCATCCAAAATATTAAAATAATTTTCATTTTCATAATCCATTGGTGGCTCCAATTGTGGAAAATCTAAGATCTCATTTTGCCAAGTTTGTGGTTCAGGTGTTGAAACATCCCAATGAGGAGTCATTGCAATTACTCTAGTCCCTTCATGTTCCAAACTTTTGAATGTCGCTTCTTGTTCTATAGTTCTACCATTACGATATTTTTTAACCAACTTTGGTAACTTCAAAGTTCCAAGTTTATACATAAGATTGATGTTTGCAAGTTGTATTTTGGCAACTTGTGAAAACTCTAACGATGGTGTTTCATTAAACTTAGCTCTTTCTTGAACATTCAATATTTCATCTATTTTGTATCGATATTCAACAGTGATTCTATCATCACCATCTTTTGATCCTTTACGAATTGAGAATATCAAACAATCTGGTCTTTCTGAATACCCACGAACACAATTTCTTTGGTGTTGAGATTCTTTTTCATAGTCCGTAGTTTTACGAAGAAGTACCGGGTAATATGTTTCACCTTCGTGTTCGATTGGTGTTTCTAAAATATCTACATCACCATAAAATCTTTCAACTTCACCTTTTCTGTATGATTGTAAAAGACGACTAAACTCCTCGTGTTCTAAATTAAAACTACTTATATTTTCAAACTTTAATTTTACATTTTCACCAAGATTAATTAAGTCTCGTTTCATTTCTAAATGATCCAATAAAGTCCTATATCTATCATAATCAAAATATGTTATAATGTTTAAAATTCTATCTTTTTCTTTTGGTGTTAGATGGACTGAAAATCTACTATTTAAGTAAGTATTATTTTGACGATAGAAACATTCAAAATACCTTCCCATTTTAGTATCCTCCACAGGTATAGGATATGAATTTGAAAAGTATTCATCAAAATATTTGTTTTCAATTTTATTAAACCTGTCAATACCTAAGATATTATAAACAATATACATTCTATCAAAATCAACCCACTCTAATTCATTTAGAATTTGTTTTACTTTAGATCCTTTCATGTTGATTTGTTTCATCACAGTATCGACCAAATTCATATTTGATAATCTTAGATCTTTCTTTGAAAGAAACATGTGGGTGAATTTTTTCCATGTGTTTGGAATTTTAATTCCATTGACCAAATAATATGTTAAACTATAAAATGATTCAGGTGAATTCCACTGAAAGTTTTGTGGGTTTTCAATTCCCATTTTATCCCATATTTTTTCTAAAAAGAAAATAAAATGATTTTCAGGTTTTACGCTTTCATCAATATGAACACCTCTTAAGAAACTTTGAATCGCATTATAAGTTGGGTTAACTTTCATACGAGCCCCCATTTTTTGTTTTTTCTTTGTAATAAGTGTTCCTGAGTAAAACAATTTAGTTTTGAAATTAAATGAAAAATATTCTGTTGTTTTTCTTTCAACAAAAAACTTACCTCCAACTCTTCTTTGTTTTGTGTATAGTTGATACTTTAAAGAAATTTTATTTTCACTTTCTTCAATAAAAAATCTATATCTAATTCTATATACTGAAGCGCAAGGATTTCCATAATGTTTAACAAAATCATCCTCAGAAAATAGTTGGGTGTCGGTATAAAACT